TGAATATTTTCTCTCTATTCCATCCACTTTTTCTCCATATTGTTTGAGAGAAGTTTCCAAACTTGTTTCTTTGTTTTCAAGAGAAGATAATCCTTTTTCTACTCCATCCACTTTCTCTCCTTGGTCTTTCAAAGATGTTTCAAGAGTTAATTGTTTTCTCTCTATTCCAGCAACTTTCTCTCCATATTNNTTNANNGAAGTTTCCAATCCTGATTGTTTCTTTTCAAGAGAAGATAATCCTTTTTCTATTCCACCAACTTTCTCTCCTTGGTCTTTCAAAGAAGTTTCNAAACCAATATGTTTTCTCTCCAATCCATCCACTTTCTTTCCATATTTTTTCACCGAACCATCCAAGATATTATGTTTATTTTCGAGAGAATGAATTCCTTCTTCCAAAGTGGTTTGTTTGTTTTCTAAGGTGGAATATTTAATTCCTTGTTCTTTTACCAAACTTTCAAAACCAATATGTTTTCTCTCCAATCCATCCACTTTCTTTCCATGATCTTTTACTGTTTCTTCCAACATCCGATTATTATTCTTGAGAGAAGACACTACCGTCTTTAACCCCTCCACATCCAATTCCTTTTCTTTATTTCCAAGTAAGGTTACTTGTTTCTCCATTGCTTCCTGTTTCATCTGGACGTTCCGTATATTCATATCGTGTTTTCGTGTTCGTTGTTCCGCCTCCATCGCACTCTTTCGCAACATTTCTTTCATCCCCTTAATATCCTTTACACTATCCTCCATTAACGTAATTTTCTCTTGAATCGGACGACAACGACTTTCCAAGATCTTATCTTGCTCCCCAATCTTCTCTTTCAACTCTTTCAATTCGATCAAAAACGATGATAAATCCTTTGTCTTCAAACTATTTACCTCCCTCGAAAGCATATCCAAATCTTTTCTCAATTCAAGAATCTTCCCCGAGACATCACTCCATTTCTTATCCCATTCATCTACCTTTCTCTCCATCTTCTCTCGAAATACATTGTGTCCCTTCCATAATTTTTCTTGTTCCTTCCATTCTCTCTGAAATTCTTCATCTACTTTCTTTAACCGCATAATATCATTCAAATACACTTGCCGTTCCTTACGCATCACTTCAACTTGCTTCTCTGTCTCCTCGATACGTCCTATTACACGATCTACATTCTCACGATAGGAACGACATGCGGTCTCCACTGCCTCCACACTCTTCTTCCACTCTTTTCGATGTTCTCCTTCCATTCGCACCATTTTGCTATCTACTTCCTTCCATCGCCCTTGAACTTCCACCACTTGTTTATGGAGTGAAGTATAGAGAGAAAGTGACCGTTCCATACCTCGATGTTTCTCCTCATACCCTTTTAAGAGAGAAAAGACTTCCCCCGTACGACTACTGTTCTCCTCCATCGTCTTCTTTATTTTCGCGATTTTCTCTCCTAATTCCACTTCATAACCGTCCAACGTCGAGGATAAATTCGCGGTTTCCTCCCGAAGATCCACCATTTTCTCTCGTAACTCTTCCATCTCTCGACTGCGTTCTCCTGTCTCCGCGGAAAACAACGACTGAAACCGCGTCTCCATCTCATTCATCTTATGAGTTAATTCATAGAGACATTTTTCGGTTGTGTTCTTTGTGATCGGTTTGTATAAGGTCTCTACAACACCGTTTTTTTTCTTTTTATGATATCGCTTACATTCATTCACTGGCATATATATATTAAGTATAATATATTTCACACTTTTTGAAAACAATATTGAGAAGCCGCATTGCCACCCTTTCCTATATCCACGATTTTAATGCCTACTTGATAGTCCCCACCACTTTTCACGACCGAAAATTCCAAGGTATGGACTTCCTCATTATACTGCTGAATAGAATAATCATATACAATAGGTTCATGTTCTCTCTCCTTCTTCCATAACATATGTATGATTCCAGAATAGATTTTCTCCTCTCCTTTCCAGACTGTTTTATATACCCAATCTACTCGCATGACCCAAACACCCACCTCTTTATCACCTATATTCTCTCGACATAAGAAGATTTCCTTTGTTTCTAAATCTGTATTCGTATCTCGATAGGTTTTCCACGACCACATCTGGGATTTATTCATGGAATTCTTCAATCCCAAACAGAGACGATCTATTTTCCCTTTCCATTGATCTTGGGTGCCTTTCATGGAATAGACTATTTCTTTCAATGTTTCCAATTCCACCACATCATTCTTTTCCTTTTTAGCACGACGTTTATGATTTATACGGTTATTCATATATATCATAATCATTTAAAAAAAATAAAAGTTGAATTTATATTCGCGATTTTCGAGACCATAATTCTCAGTGAAATAATCGAACATATGCATCGTCATTTTACGAACAATCCACGTGAGAAACCATGGGAGAACAATCGTCCATTTAATATTTTTAATTGTAATTTGATGTTTTTGGCTTATTTTAAACACCAAGATTGGATAAAAAAGGGATGCAACAATACCCTCGACCAATTCCTTCGATGTGACTATCGTAATTCGTCCCATATATAGATCCTTTAGAAATTAAAATTCATATTGATATTCAATCACGGTTTTAATATTACATTTCAAATAATGATACAATTTCGAATACAATTGTTGAAGTGTAGTATCCCGTGCTTGATGACCTTGATCCCCCATAATTACTTTTGTATATTTCAAGTGGAGTGAATTGATTGCGTCATCATTGTCAATACTCTCTTTGTTGCGTTCAATCCACGCGGTGAATAATTTAATCAGTTTTCGATCCAACGAAAGAACACCCTTTTTAAAGACGTTCAAGGTCAAGGTTTCCCATGTTCTCTCTTCAGTGAGGTAATAAATGGTATTTAATTTCCGTTCAAACGCGCGAATACTATGAGTTGCTTGTGTATCCACCTTGAAAATGTTAGTGAAGATGTAATACATCGCGTTAGAATAATTCGACATGGTAAATACGGTTTCGAGAATATCCTCTGTTAATTCTACATTTTTCAGTACACAAAGAAAAGGTTTAGTTGTTTGTTCGGTATTTGCTTGTAACCAATCTAAGACATTTATTTTCTGTTTCTTCTTATTGGTATATTGTTTCAAGGTAGCAACTTCATGTTCGAGAGCATTACATTTAACCATTAAATGTTTTACTAATTCATACATATTTTCCATTGAGGGGACGGGTTCTATCCCTGCGTTTTTTTCACGATACTTCTTTTTTTTGATCACCTCACAACACAACAAATGAGATTGATACGCAGATTTCTTTTTGAATTCGAGATTACAAAAACCGCATTTCATGTGGAATAAAACTATACATTAAATTGTATGAATTAATTTTATTTCATTTTTATTATATATACCGAATGAATAATGAATGTAATCCTTGTCGTTTAGGATGTCGTCCTCTTCGTTTCCATCATTTTGCTATTCTCTCTTCTACTCGAACTTCTCGAAGTGCGTCCAAATCCGTATTCTGTTCGGAAAATACTCGATTGAGAGAACAAGGAAATAGGACAAAAAGGGGAAGTGGTGGAAATAGTTATTCTACGTTTATTCAAAATAAAATAGGAGGTATTCTTCATTGTCCTTAAATATATTTTCTTTCTTATATATATAAATATGGATCCAGCTCAGATGCAGTTCTTATCTTTGCTTACTGGTGCCCTTTACGTTGGTGGAACGGGGTGTATCCACCTCTACAAGAAGCGGAAGAACATCAAAAAGAAGCGTCTTTTCGTCGTTCTTGTTCCCCGCAAGATTGGTCTTACGACCCAACTCGAGAAAATCGAACCCAATGACAAGATGGTCATCATCGACTCGGACAACTCCATTCTGAACAGTGTGGAAAAACCCAAACGTGAGTTCCTCAAAGAGATGCGTGACAAGGATAAGATGTATTTCAACACCCACTATTATCCTCTTGTGTCTAAATATTTAGACGACATCAAGAAGATCCACAAGAACAAGGTTGTGATGTTATTCACTTCCGATCCCGAACTCGTGGAATTCCTCGATATTGAGGAACGTTGCTGTTCGATCCTCTTCCCCTCACTGACGATGGTAAATCAACTCGTCAAAGTGTATGACGATGAAGAGATCGGGCTTCTTACCCAATCACGGGACAACCTCATGACCCTGCCCCACGCCAAATTCCTCTTCTCTTCCTTCTCGGATCTTTCAACCAAGTTGGAGAAACTTCTCAACCCTAAATCCTAAGTTTTATATCCATAAGTTGTATTCCTATTGCGATATAAACCAACAGAAGACAAAAATGAAGAATACGTTCTCTCTGATACAAGGTTTGACCGTTTATCTCTATACGAAATCCAACATGGAAACGGTTCCATCGATACTTTATTTGATCCCAGAGAGAAAACTCTTTCACCTTGAAATTTCCACGTGTGCGTTTGTATTTATCATCCTCATATTCCGAGAGAACAACCATACCGGATTTTTGATGGAGGAGAGAAAGATGTTCTGCTATTTCTATTCCAGATTTATCTCTTCCTACACGAATGAAACATTTATTTTCGAGAACGGAAAAAGTCTCTCTTACGTTCAAGGGAATATTTAGAACAAAATCCATACATTCGATACAATCTTCTTGTTTAGGCAAGGTTATTTGTTTCTCTCCACGATAAATACGATCTACAACATAAGGTTGAAGTTTCAGCCAAGATGTAGTTGCCGGACAATAAAGGAAGACAAGCATTCCATAATTTCTCAGACGAGAGAACCATTCTTTCTGAACCTTCTTCTTGTCATATATCACTCCGAGTATTGTGACACCAAAACATCGTAATTTCCATAAAGCAGCACGAGACAACCATGTCCCCATCTTGATTCGAAGTTCGATACTGATGATTTTACACGCGGATTTTGTATTCAAGTCAAGTTCCATTTCCAAACTATACCGATGTCGATCCCCCTCATAAAAGGTATTCGCATAATACACCATTTCCAAAATTCTCTCTTGAAGTTCATCGAGAGAAGATACACCCTTGATAACCACTGCAATTCGATCCAATCCATATCCTGTGTGATAGAGTGAATGAAGGTCATCCTCTCCAAGTATGAATGGGGTTATACCGCGGTATTTTTTCGTTTGAAGTAGTTTCACTACAATAGGATCCAGAATACCCTCTTCCCTACGATATTGAGAGAGAAGATCACACTTTTTCCACGAAACCTTATGTCTTCGAACCCATTTCTGAAAATAGGGATGGAATTGTTCTCTTACTCCTTTCGTGACAGAACAAATCGAATGTTTCTTATACCATCGCTCAATGTCGCGATAGATACTCATTTCTTATAAATCATAGACAATATCTAATTCAAGAGAGAACGAGTAATCATTATGATTGAGATCTACTGGACGTCCGAACTCATCGAGAAGACGAATTTCCAATTTCTCAATATTGACGGGTCCGTAGTATTCTCTCGTCTTATGGGTATGACCTGAATTATCGTCAAACATATACGCGTATTCATAGACTTCCGTATTCGCAGAGGCCATATTCGGAATCTTCGCAATGACCTCCGAGGAATTCAGTAACCCCTCTTGAAAAGGCGACTCGAAAATCACACTATGGTTCTTATTAAAATCGTTTAAATGAAGCAGAAAATATTTCGTAAATCCGAGATCGTATGTCGATTCGGGGACGAACCCCTTGATGGAAAGAGGATTGTCTTCTAAGGACACCAAATGATAATCCTCGGCAAATGTATAGACGGATTTCCTGTACCCCATAATCCACCCCATATTCAGTTGAATACTCCGTTTCTGATTTTCTTGGATACGGAAATCAAGGTCGAATTGGAACGATGCTGGCGCACTCTCTGTCTTTCGAAAGATAAACTTCCCCGTAAATTCGTCGATTTCACATTCAACATGTTCCAAACCGCTCCCTTTGAATATATAGGTATTTAAATATTCTTGTAATTGAGAACTCGAATAATATCCGTTCAAAATGCGTATGACGTGGATTTCCTCACCGGTTTTTACACCTTCATCCATCGTATAAGTTTGGATGGTGAATTCGTTGGTTTTCAATTTCGAGGAGAAGGTATATACCACAGAGGGGATTTCACTACTCACCAAACGAAGAGAGAGAACATTTCGAATAGGGTTAGGTAAAGTAAGCGTATAATTGGTGCTATCCGTTTTCTCATAATCCTTTCTAAATCGAGTATTCACATTTAGAATGAGTTTTCGGCTTTGTTTATTCAGTTGATTAATATCTCCATATCGGTATTTTTGAGGGAACACGTGTGGATTACTGTGTGCGACTTCTTCGAGAATCTTATCTCTCTTTTGAACCACGCGATTATGAATATCTACTACTTGATCCACCTTGAATATATTCTGTATTTCATCTATATCTTGGGTGGTATAATGAAGTCGATGTTGAAAACATATTTTTTTAAATGCTTCCAATAAGAAATGAATAATCTTGTCTTTGTTTTCATCACTTTCGCTATGATCCTTATTCAATCGATGGACGAGTTTAATAATATTTCCTTTAATAGAGAGAATATCCATATTATCAGAGGATACATTAATCAATTCCAGCAATTCATTGTCGGTATAGTCACTCACATTGAGGTTCATATATAGTCTTCTTATATAATAAGTTTTAAATAAATAAAATAGATATATATAATAAATGTCGAACTTTTTCGGAAAATATAATAATGAGGAAGAACAACCTTCAACTCATACCCGAAGAAAACAAGCAGATCATATTTATTGTGGTCTTCAAACCAAGCCCGCATGTTTCAAGGATGATAATTTCGTCCTGAATAAGAACAATCAAATGAAACACGCACGCAGTTATGCGTTGTATTCTCTCTACAAGAAAGGTCGACCACCTTGTTCGTAATGATAACACTTTAATAGAAATCAATGAAAGTGTTATTTATTGTAGTTTCTTCTTAAGCAAGTTCAACTCCTCGCCTTGCTCGTCATATTTCTGTTGTAATTCTTGGTGTTTCGTATTTAACTCCTTGACTGCTTGGATCAAATGAGGGATTAAACCGATGTAATTCACTGTCGCAGGTCGACTTCCCCAATTGCTCCAATCTTGTTTCTCTCCTTCCTTATACGAAGGTGGTGCTTCCTCAATATCCTTCGCGTCGGATGCGGGTTTCACAAGGTATCGCAACTCAGGCGTATCATAGTAGATTTCCTGTGCGATGAGACCACTTTCCTTCACTGCCTTATCCTCGTGGATAACACCGTCCATCGACATATGTAACTTCTCATAGACCTTGGGTTTCATCTTCATAAAGACATCTACCGCATTCGTGATCTCTTGTTCGTTCCTCTTGATACGCTGGTCACTGGAATTTGAGGCAGTTCCAATGATGTCGACACATTTTGTGAAGATTGTGTTTGAATCCACTAATACAAAGTCTGAACTCTTGACTTGAAGAACCTTGTTTGTGGAAATATCAAATGTATCATACGTATTGTCGGAGAGGTCGGTAATGCTTCCAGAACCCAAGAATGCAACACTACTAATATCCGTGGAATAGAACTCTAAGTTTCCACTTATATCTACATTACCATTCACAAGACCACCTGTCTTGTCGTATTTCAGATCATCAAGACTATTTAGGGAAACGTCAAATCCATCTGCTCGACCTTCCATCAAATTCATGGAGACATCGAGACTATTCAAGGAGACATCAAACCCATCCGCACGTTCTTCCAAAATATTCACCGACATATCTTTCATATCTGCCCTACCTTCCATCACATTCATGGAGATATCAAGACTATTTAGGGAAACATCAAACCCATCCGCGCGTCCCTCCAAGATATTGAGAGACACATCTACACTATCTACACGGTTTTCAAGAATATTAATTGAAAGGTCTTGAATATCTCTTGTCTCGATATAGGCAGTGCCATCAACAAAGGTAATATCCGATACATCAATCACTCTTTGACTATTCAAGGTTACATCCGAATGAATGCTTAATTCTCCTTGAATGGACATATTTCCGCTTGTATCCACAGTGACACCACGCATCGTATCGAATTTGAAGTCCGTGGAATTCCAGACGGCAACGCCATCCGTAGAAGGAGCAAACTCACGTGTGGCAACAGGCTGCATCTCTCCGGAAATACCCACGTTGAAGGTATTCGTATCCTCGCTGTATAAGAATTGATAAGGGGTTCGAACCTTGGTCGGGTCGTCGCTGGAATTCACACCTCGATACACTACGAAACCACTTTCGAAACCGGTGGGATCAAGATGTTCGCCTGATAAATCAACATTTCCACTTGCGTCCATGGTTTGGTTAATCACAATGAGATTATCCTTGATCACTAGTTCTTGGGTACTTATTTGTGTTGTGGATCCTTGGACGTTCAAATTCCCAAGAATGTCGAGGTTTTCCTTCACTACTAAACTCTTGTTGAAGGTTGTGCTTCGTTCTTCAGCACCATTCTCACTCTTTTGGATAGAGAGAACACCATTCAAATTCAGACTATTTCCAATAGTGATGAACGAACCATCTGAGAATGTAATCTTGTTTACACCACTGATATCTGTGTCCGTCATCTTTAAGTCTCCTTCCATCGTAACTTCCCCAGTAATCACGCCACCGACTTTGTCGAATTTGAGATTATCCAAACTATTTACCGAAACATCCAATCCATCTGCTCGACCTTCTATCACGTTCATCGAAACATCCAAACTATTTAGAGAAGCATCAAACCCATCTGCTCGACCTTCCATCACATTCATCGAAACATCCAAACTATTTAGAGAAGTATCGAAACCATCGGCACGTCCTTCCATCACGTTCATCGAAACATCGAGACTATTCAGAGAAGTATCAAACCCATCCGCACGACCCTCCAAAATATTCACTGATATATCTAGAATATCGGCACGACCTTCTATGACATTCATCGAGACATCGAGACTATTCAAAGATAAATCAAACCCATCTGCTCTATTTTCCAAGATATTGACAGAGATATCCAAACTATTCAAAGAAGTATCGAAACCGTCCGCACGTCCCTCCAACACATTTACAGAAACGTCTAAACTATCCACACGCCCCTCAATGATATTCATTGAAACGTCTAGACTATTCAAAGAAGCATCAAACCCATCTGCTCGTCCTTCTAACACATTCACGGAAACATCCAGTGTTTCAATATCATCGAGGTAGTTTCTAGAATTAGTGAATTCAATGTTGGATACTTGTTTCATAACCTTGTCATTCATAGTAAGATCAGATTGAATGGATACTTCACCACTCACCATCATATTTCCACTAGAATCCACTGTAATACCACGTTCTGTCACGAATCGGTTCTCCTCTTCCTTCCACACGGCAATGCCATCTGTAGTAGGAGTGAATTCTCTCGTTGCTACTGGTTGCATGTCTCCCGATACACCTACATTAAAGGTCATCGTGTCCTCACTATACAAGAACTGGAAAGGATCACGCACCACCGTGGGGTCTCCCGAATTCGGGTCTGTTCCACGGAACACCACAAAACCACTTTCGAAACCATTTGGATCAAGAAGTTCTCCAGATAAATCAACATTTCCACTTGCGTCCATAGTCTGATTAATCACGATGAGATTATCCTTAATCACCAAATCTTGGGTACTTACTTGTGTGGTAGTTCCTTTTATGTGGAGGTTTCCAAGGATGTCGAGGTTTTGCTTGATAACAGTGTTTGCGTCGAGAACGACATCTTCACTACTTCGGACTTTCACTTTCTTATTTGAGGAAATGTCAAAGGAGTCACCATTGTTAATAACTGTATCTCCAATGAATTTGATGGAATGAACATTTTCAATATTTTGAGAGGACATGTTCAACACACCGTCAATCTGAACGGAACCATCAATAAGACCACCTGTCTTGTCATATTTGAGATTATCGAGACTATTCAAGGAGACATCAAAACCATCGGCACGTCCTTCCATCACATTCATGGAGACGTCCAAACTATTCAGAGAAGTATCAAACCCATCCGCACGTCCTTCCATCACGTTCATGGAAACGTCCAAACTATTTAGAGAGACATCAAAACCATCGGCACGTCCCTCCATCACATTCATCGACACGTCTAAACTATTCAAAGAAGCATCAAAACCATCGGCACGTCCCTCCATCACATTCATCGAAACATCAAGACTATTTAGGGAAGCATCGAAACCATCGGCACGTCCCTCCATCACGTTCATGGAGACGTCCAAACTATTCAGAGAAGCATCGAACCCATCCGCACGTCCCTCTAAGACATTGAGTGAAGTATCAATTGCGGTTCTTGTATCTAGATAATTGGTCGTATCTGAGAATTGGATGTTGGATACTTGTGTAATCTCGGTATCGTTCATCGCAAGAGATGATTTCGCAGTGAGTGTCTTCTCAATATCCACAGTTCCTTGAACGGACATATTACCACTCGTATCTATATTCACACCTCGATTCGTGTCGAATTTGAACTCTGTGGAATTCCATACAGCAACACCATCCGTAGAAGGAGCGAACTCACGTGTAGCAACAGGTTGCATCTCACCCGAAATACCTACATTGAACGTATTGGTTTCCTCACTGTATAAGAATTGATAAGGAGTTCGAACCGCAGTGGGATCTCCCGAGTTCGGGTCTGTACCACGGAATACGACGAAACCACTTTCAAAACTATTGGGTTCAAAGACAACACCAGATAAATCAACATTTCCACTTGCGTCCATCGCTTGATTAATCACGATGAGATTATCCTTGATTACCAAATCTTCAGTGCTTACTTGTGTAGTGGTTCCTTTAATATTCAAGTTTCCTAGAACGTCGAGGTTCTGTTTCACGACAGCGTTTGATTTAATCAGAACACTATCATTACTTCTTAGTGTAAGAAGACCGTTGCTGGAAATATCTAAACTATTTCCAACACCAATAGATGAATCGTCACAGAAGAATACGCGATTGACGTTGCTGATGTCATTACATTGTAATCCGAGATTACCGTCAATTTGAACAGAACCACTAATAAGACCACCGACTTTGTCGAATTTCAAATCGTCTAAACTATTCAGAGAAGTATCAAATCCATCAGCACGACCTTCCAAAATATTGACTGAAACATCTAAACTGTTTAAAGAAGTATCGAAACCATCCGCACGTCCCTCCAACACATTGACAGAAACGTCTAAACTATCCGCACGCCCCTCCAACACATTGACAGAGGCGTCCAAACTGTCAGTGCGATCCTCTAAGACATTCACAGAGATATCTAGTGTTTCAATATCTTGAATATAGTTTCGTGAATTACAGAATTCAATGTTGGATACATCCTTGATGATATTACAATTTATATCCAAATCTGATTTAATAGATACTTCCTTTTCTACGGTTAATTCACCATCAAGAACAACATCTCCGGAAATATCAAGATTCTTCACATTTACATTTTCTAACACGGTGTCTCCCTTGACAACTAAGTTTTCAGAGATATCGACATTCTTAGCATTCACGTCATTCACTACTGTATCTCCTTTCACCAATAAATTCTCGGAAATATCGACATTCTTAGCATTCACGTCATTCACTACTGTATCCCCCTTCACCAATAAATTCTCGGAGATATCGACATTCTTAGCATTCACATCATTGACTACTGTATCTCCTTTCACCAATAAATTCTCATTCAACTCGATATTTTCTGCTTCCATATTCTTCACCGTAGTATTTCCATCCACGGTGAGATTACCACATACATCTGTATGTGAAGTCGTAATATTCGAGAAATGAGAGGAACCACGAACATCCAGCGTTCCCGACAAATCCATGTTTACTGCGTTGACATCATTCACAAACGTATCTCCCTTGACTAATAAATTCTCCGAAATATCTGCTTTTAAAAGTATTGTTTCACCACTCACGACCAAGTTCTCGGATACATCCAAATTTCTTACTTTCACGTCATTCATCTTCGCATCTCCCAATACAGTCAACCCTTCTGTCACATTATTACCAGATGCGTCCAATACGAAATTAGGATTAGTGACGAACTTATTGAGTGAACTGTCCCACACAGCAACTGCGTTATGAATGGGTGCGTCTTCTCTCGTGGCAACTGGTTGCATCTCATTCACTGTACCCACACGGAAGGTATTTGTTACCTCGTCATACAAGAATTGGTAGGGATCACGAACGGGATTGCCAGATGCGTCGGGACCACGATAGACAACGAAACCACTCTGGAAATCAAAGGGGTCTGCTAATACACCACTGGGGTCGGTCTTGCGGTTTTCATCCAATGTTTGGTTAATAATAATCAGATTATCTTTAATGACCAAATCTTCCGTGTTGACTTGGGTTGTTGCACCCTTGGTAATCAGTTTTCCTTCAATGACGACATTGTCCTTGAAACTGGTATTACCTTCGACTAAAACACGGTCACTTGTTTTCAAGTGTAGTAACTGATTCGTAGAAATATCGAAACTACTACCCTCACCTAAATAAGTTCCATCTGAGAATTGAATTGCCTTTATCTGATTGATAATATCACTATCAATCTGAAGACCGTCGTTGAATATCAATTGTCCTCCTTCAAAGACAGATAAGTTTTTCACATTGTAAATATCATTGTTATGCATGTTAAGGGAACCTGCCATACTATCCCCTGTAACATTGACAAACTCGGTAGCAAGACTTGACTGTGCTGTTTTAAACGCTAAGTATTTTGCGTAATTGTCATAACTCATATTTATATAATTACATAATATAAAAATATGAACGAATTCTTTATAATTGATATGTTGCTGGAATTCGTAAATTATACTTTCGTGACATTTCATTGTGGAGTTGATTGAACTCAATCGTGAAACTAAACTGGTTATTCTTGAAATCCACAAGTCGTCCATCATGATATCGAAAACGGAATTTAAGTTTCGTTATTTTTTTAATACAAGGATCATAATGACTTATATTTTGTAAGAAAAGACTTCTTGAGTCCGATTGTTTTCCATAGGGTTCGCTCAAGATGGGGATTTTCGCGAATGCTGAATCGACTACACCATTATAATCATTGCCTAAACTATTATTTGTTGAATGAGAATAAGGTTTGATTTCATCGTAGGAATTGAATTTATCGAGTTCCATATAAAAGACTTGGTCTCCAATTAAATTGGGACTAAAGATTGCCTTCAACACTTGTATAGGGTCTTCTCCTACTTCCATCAATTCTTCCTTCTGATGTGTGAATTTTAAGGGGATATTTGAACCTTTTTTATTCACAAGAGGGGAGGAAGTATAGGTGGTTCGGTCGAACCCTAGATAAGAACCCAAACCCCAATTTATATAATTAAACCATACGGGTGTCGAACATCGAATATTGTATTCTTCGCGATGATTGAACAAGAAAGAAAATTCGTCTTTTTCATTGGCAAACCAAAATTTATGTTCGACAGAATGATGATACACCCGAAAACGGGAATATTTCTCCAACTCGGAATCAAGTTCGGAAATATAGGTTTCCATTGCTTCATTCATCTTATTTTCTAATTCTACGACCAACTCTTCNGCACTATAGGTGCCTTCTTGGATTTCTATTTGAAAAATCACTTTATTCATATACGCAAAATGTAATATTGTATAATAAGGATCTTGTGGATCTTTAGGAAGAACACGGAAAGACATTTTGGTATTCTGATTGCTTTGAGAGAATGTATAATAATTCACGGGAAAATTACATTGGACGAGACGGAGAGACTGGACGTTCTCGATGGGTTGTGGAAGGTCGATTTCGAATTGACTCGAGGTAGGCCACTTTCGAATGTCACGATCTTCGGAATGAATAGACACTAATTTTCGATCTAAAACAAAGTCTTGTTGTCTTCGAATAATATTACGATTTGTATGAACGCTCATATAACTTATATGGATTTTATTTTTATATATATATGAATAAAATATTTGAACTTATTCAAAAGAGCCAAAACTCAACCTTTTCTATTCGAGAGAACTCTATCCCTGTGCCTATTATTCCTAATCACCCAGAATTTTTTCCCAATGAACTGAGAAAATATGTTGTCAATCATATACGAGAACAAAAAAAGTTCAGTTTCACGGTAGGAGATATTGATGTTACATTGTATCTTTCTCTCTATACCTATTCTTCTTATAGTTCATATCTAGAGAGAATGATAGAATGGTTATCATTTTGTTATCTTTCAAGAGAGAAATTATGTGGAAAGACATTAACAGTCTATATGTATTTCACCCCCTTGAAGAAAGTACTTCCACCCAAGAAGAAAAAGTTTAAACGACATCATATCAATTCAGGATATTCTACCAGTTGTAAAACTCACAATGAAATTGTTATTTATCGTGAAGAGGAATGGTTTAAAGTGTTTATTCATGAAACCTTTCATTCATTTGGAATGGATCTGAATCATGAAAATGATATAATAGCAGAGAGAGAACTTCTTCGATATTTTCATCTTCGACCCCAACAAACCGACATTTTATTGAGTGAAACGTATTCCGAGACATGGGCGAGGATATTAAACAATGCCTTTCTCTCATTTCATNATACTGGAAGTTATTCGGAGTTTAAAGAGACATTCCTCAGACTACTCAAACAAGAGGCATCCTTTAGTATTCATCAAGCAAAGAAGATGCTTCAACAACAAGGTCTTACGTATCGTGATTTATTAAAACCTTCTAACAACTACAAAGAAGAACAGGCAAATTTCTGTTATTTCGTGCTTACATCTCTCTTACTTCAAGCACCCTTTTCATTTATATCTTTGTGTTTGAACATGAATGAGCGATGGATCACTTTCAATAATAAGAATCCCGAGACACTTCATACCTTTATCCGCTTTATTGTCTCTCTTCACGACCATGAGAAAATACTCTATAAATACGATCATAAATTATTATCCTCCTCGAACTCGATGCGAATGGTGTATTTATATTAAATAGAAAATTGATAGACAAAATTTCCTTATCATGAATAACACCGCTATGGAATTGAACGAAGATCAACAACTCGTCTTTGACGCGTATTTGAATAATGAAAATATATTTATTACTGGTGCGGGAGGATGTGGAAAGTCGTTTATTATTCGATATATAGTTCAACATACGAATAAAAAAGTAGCAGTGTGTGCTATGACGGGGTGTGCTGCTATTCTTCTTAATTGTGGTGCGACTACTCTTCATCGATGGAGTGGAATTGGTATTGACTACTCTTCTCCGGAGAAGATTTGTCGTCGTATCCTACGGAATAAATACCTTCTTCAAAAATGGACTTCAGTCAATCTCTTGATTATTGATGAAGTTAGTATGATGTCGAAACAAATCTTTGAATTGATGGATTATATTGCGAAGAAGGTCAGGAAGAATCCACGTCCCTTTGGTGGAATACAACTTATATGTAGTGGAGACTTTTATCAATTAGCACCCATTGATAAAACTCAAGAAGTTCAATACTGTTTTGAAAGTCCTCTTTGGAAAGAAACCTTTGACGTCCAAATTATGATGGAAATTGTAGTTCGACAACGCGATCCGAAATTCTTGGAAGTATTACATCAAGTTCGTACTGGAAATCTCACACCGAAAGGATTGAAACGACTTCGACGTCGTATTGTGGATGAAGCAACCGTCCAAGAATTATTATCTGTTGCCGAAATTAAACCTGTGCTTTTGACCCCCATTAAAAGTAAAGTATGCGAAATCAATGAACGTGAATTGTTGAAGTTGAAGGATTGCGAATTCCATACATATGAATATGAATTTACCTATGTAAAACCGACATTTACTCCAAGCGATGATGTCTTCTTTAATAAGATGCAAGAAATTCATCATAAAATACCTACACCCACGGATTTGAAGAAGGAGGAGGAATATATGGTTAAGAATTCCATGTTTGAAAAGAAACTGACGCTTCATGTAGGTTCTCAAGTGATGTGTATTGCGAATGTGGATATGGAGATGGGAATTTGTAATGGAACGACGGGGATTGTTACTGGATTTCTGAATAATCAACCCACGGTTCGCCTGAAAAATAATACGGAATATACGTTTAAACCTCATACGTGGTATAGTGATAATATATCAGGAGCATCGATCCGCCAGTATCCTCTCATTTTGGCGTGGGCGATTACCATTCATAAATGTCAGGGGTCAACCTTGGATCGCGCGATTGTCGATATTGGGAATTCCGTGTTTAGCGAAGGACAAACCTATGTCGCTCTTTCTCGTGTGCGTTCCTTGGAAGGATTATACTTGACTTCCTTTGATAAAAATAAAATTAGAGTTCATCCGAAAGTGAAGGAGTTTTACGCTCAGTTTGAAGAGATAATGTGATCCCATGAAGGTTGTCCCTTTGTTCCGCCGTCATATTTGACGACCCATTTTTTATCAAGCAACCATTGGCATATATCCACACCTCGATGAAAGATTTTCGCCAAGATACGTCCATATTTGTCGTATCCCGAGATTTCAACACGTATAAACTGACCCATAATTTTCTCTGCTAATCGGTCGCGGACGAAATATCCAGCCTCTTTTTCTTTCAGGTCACTTGTGCGTAATTCGGGTGCGTCGATCCCTTCCAATCGAATAGAGAATTTATAATATCGTTTCAGATAATAGACACCTATAGTAATGGTGTCGCCGTCATAGACTTTAATAACTTTTCCATAATTAAATCGAGGAACGAACTTATGAAAGTCCTTCAATTCCTTTCTTCGTAATTTGTATCGTGTATAAAAGCGAAACATCTTTTTACTTTTATCTCTTCATTCCTTTTTATATTCAATTTTCTCTATCTTAATGTTCTTCTTCCGAATTAGACAAACTATGTATCGATACTTTATGAACCTCACAAAATAGAGGCGCGTGTGAGGAGAGAAAATGAACGCTTTTAAAACACCAAATTCTTATGTATCCATTCCGAGATTTTCGAAAAGCATGGGTTTAATACTTGATTGATCCCGTCCATGTAATTTTGATAATACTCCTTTTTTTCACGCATTAATAAGAGAGAATGATAAAGCATATGGTATTCTGAGATGCTATACAAATCTGTGATTTTCTGAAACACTTTATGAATATCGTCGTTTTCCACCGTGGGTTCAATATCTAATAAAGATTTATAGAGTTGAAGGGTATGTAAGAGAGAAATCTTATCCGTCGTGGAATAGGTTTGGATTAATTTATCTAATCCCTTCTTGGATAAGTAGATGAGATACGTATATAAATTCTCCTTCCTTTTATCCACTTTAATTTCTCTCAAATGTTGATAATACAATGTGAATCGCTGACACGCATTGAACAAGTAGAATAAATCGTCTTTAGTGTCGTTATTATACCATCGAATAATGGATTGAGAGAAAGAGGGTTCTTGAATACATAGGAGATTATTGTGGATGGTTACTTTGCTTCCATGAGGACAATAAGAGAGAAATGCGAGTTGAAGTATTGCTTGGAGTGGTTCGAGGATTGTTTCATAGCGTTCTCTCTTATTATGGTTCATAAATTCATATAAAACTCCTACCTTTTTCATCGAAGTTACGTAGTTCATATATACTATATTAATATTTATATAATTGCTCAATCTCGAGCGTAAAGGAGAAGTCTTCATTATTTAATTCAAGGATCTGCCCTTTATCATTATAAAGAATCACGCGAATACGGGAAATATCTACGGGACCGAAGTATTCTCGGATGTTGTTTCGGAGAGAACTATTGTCAATCAAGATGTAAGGGAAACGTTCATTATCATTTTTTGATGTGGTCTTTGTCACGGGGATTTTCGCGATAATATCACTGTTGGAAATGAGACGGGTTCGATTATCCAATGCACGTCGAACATTGTCGTCCAAGAGGATTTGTTGAATGGTGAATGCTTGTGCTTCTGTTAGATTTGAACGAATTTGATTTCCACTTGCGTCGGTATCGATTAAAAAAATGGGATTATCGGGATCCAAATTGGAAGAATAGTAATCGGGTAATTTTATTTTCTTATCGAATTCACTAATATTCACGATGGAATGATTGATATGATTCTTGTTGAAATCGTCAATTCCGAGTAATATATATTTGGGTCCATACGTATCAACAATTCCTTCACTGGTTACTTTCGTAAATGTGCCCCCAAGTAAATACCGCATATCATTCGAATTTACATTCACATTCGCACCTTCTCCCAAATTACGGAATCCCATGACCCATCCAAGATTGTTATTCACTTTACTACTTCCGGGTTCTCGATTGCTATAGAATAAGATTTCATAAATTTTCTCTCCGTGATATTGAAAGGATGTTTTTCCTGAGCTTTTATTATACACAACGGAAATGTCGGGAAATACTTCTTGAACTTTATCATGAACCGCATCAATCAATTCTTGTTCGGTATAATTTCCATCCTCGACTTTAATTTGTGTGAACTCATTTTTAGGGGTGACTTGATCTTCTTCCAATTCCCGAATAAGAAAAAAGTCAGTTCCTGTTTGTGCGGAAATGGCATACCATGTTTTCCGGATTTGGAAATTCACTAATCGCATAGATAACACTTTCTCGACTTCGACTGCTAAATCGATGGTGAAATTATTAGGAGGAAGTCGCAAGATCTGACGATAAATACTATCTACATTGATGAGACGTTTGAATAAGTTCTTTACATTAGGATTGAATTGACCACGAAGAATGGGGACATTGAAACGTTCTTGAACTTGGATACGATTGGGAATTAGAATATTATGACTTCCCGTTTCCAGCACTTTATTGCTTTCAAGACGATTGACGATGTTTCCGGACAGAGGGACATTGTTCGCAAAGGTTGGTTCAAGGTTGTCGTATTCAATATTTCGTAGTGGATCATCTTCAGGATCCATTCGGGAGACTTGTTGGAGAAGTAGATTTTCCGTATCTTTCACTTCTTCACCTTCTCCGTTTCGTTTCCGCAGCATATCCGAGGGTTGATAAATTCGCGTACATGTATCTAGAACACGATCCATACAATCTTCGACGAACTCCTTTCCCTCCCGAATGTCGTATTCTTCATCCTCACTACTTTCCTCTTCTTCATCCTCTTCCACCAGTCGTTTATATGCATTCCGAAGAAATGACGTATATTGACTGTCTTTCAGTGTGGGATACTTTTGGAGCGTTTCGTATAATCCGTCCTTAAAGCTTTCTTTCGTGACTGGTCGTTCAATATTCAAAAAATCAATTAATTCATCTTTTGAATAATTATTAATATCGAGAACACTATCCATTCTATAGTATAGTATTTATTTCTAAATTATTTATTCAATTCCATATACTTGGTATTTAAATCCACGTATTTCTTTTCAAGAGTAACATATTTACTTTGTAAAGCACCATTCTTCTTTTCCACCAACTCCAATTTCTTCTTGAGGTCGATGTATTCTTTCTCCTTGATTTTTAGAATGAGAAGATGTTTCTCCTCCAGTGTTTTCGTCTTATCTACAACGGACTGTTTCTCTCTCAATTCGGATTTCATCTTCTTCATATGTTCGACTTCCTTGCTGACTTGTTCTCTCAACTTGTGTTCTGCGTTTATTGCTTTGTGTTTCCACATTTCTACTTGCTCTTCTAATTCTTTCACCTTGTTCTGAGACACAATCAACTCTTGTAATTTATCTCTCTTCACTGTAACCACATTGTTCTCTCTTTGTAGGGGTTGAAACATAGCACCTTTCGAAAACATTTCTATATAATACTACAATATAATTAAATATGGAGAATAGTTATTTTGATGGAGTTCAATAACATATGTAAAATAGGAATGTTTTGAATATCTTCAGTTTCCATTAATTCATCAAGTTCATCAATGAGACTACACTCTTCTGGACGGTAGTAAATGAGGTTCGAATTAATCATAATATTCGCGATCTTGTGTAGGACATCCTTTGTAATGGGAGCATCCACTTTCCGAGAATAAATGGTGATTAAATTATCGACCGAGGATTTCAGTGAATGAAGTTCTCTCTTCTCGCTCTTCTTGGCAATACCATATAAAAAGGAAATATATACAATGTTCAACATAAACATAATGTAGGGGTTATTCTTGTTTTCTACGTCGTCGATTAAACGGAGATGTTCGCGAATACGTGCGGATTTACTGAACATGCCCTTATTTTTCGTCATAGACTTTCCGATGTGTCGGATCACACGGAGAATGCGTTGACGATCGAGGGATTGGATAAATCCACTATCATAGGATGTGAATAATTCCTGAAGGAGGGAATTCAAGATGATTTTCTTGTTGGAGCGTTTCAAGTAAAGATTCCACGAATTTGTGAAAAAGCGTGTTTGTCGTAAAAACTCCATTATATATAAAATAAATATTTTAATTTTGAACGCAATTTTCGATAAAATTGAATACTAAAAAAAATATATGTTTCTTGTATCCAAAAACAATTATGGCTACGATAATTCAAGAAGATATGACTGAATGTCCTGTATGTATGGACGACTTTAATGAAAAATGTATTCCGATTACGTGTGGATGTAATCATAAAGTATGTATTCAATGTTGTAAAACGTATATGGAAACAAGTAGTAAGGCACCCCATTGTATGCATTGTAAGATCGAATGGGATCGAACCTTTCTCTATAAAGTGTTTCCGAATACGTATGTTAATCGAACACTGCGGAACCATCGTAAGAAGATATTGATGGAGATGGAAAAGGCGAAGATGCCGGATACGCAGAATTATGTTGCCGCTTATAAAGAATTTAATCTTTCGAATAAGATGATTGAGACGTATCGCGCTTTGAAGAAGAAGTATAAAGATTACGCCTATCGCGATACCTCAACATATGTTGTTACCGAGTTTCTCTCCATTCATCCCGAAATTCACACCTATTATCCTCACTTGGAAGAGCACTTGGAAAATTCCCCCGATAAAATGCTTTCGATTAATAATACGGTGTTTGGGTTTCATCATAATTCGAGAGAGAAGTTGTATTTGAAGAAGGCGCCTGAAAAGGCGAAGTTTATTAAAGCGTGCCCTACAGATGGGTGTAGGGGATTTCTGAATGAAAAGTATCAATGCTCCATATGTAATACGAATGTATGTCGTCGATGTTTTGCCATCAAGACGGAAGAAACGCATACGTGTAAGAAGGAGGATGTGGAAACGGCGAACTTCATTAAGAAGGATACCAAGAATTGTCCGAGTTGTGGTATTCCGATTCATAAGATTATTGGGTGTGATCAGATGTGGTGTACCCAATGTAATGTGGCATTCAGTTGGCGAACTGGGCAGATTGAAACGGGGATTATTCACAACCCCCACTATTATGAGTGGCGACGACAACATCGAGACGGAATACGCAACATTGATGAGGAAGTATGTGGAGGATTGCTAGGGTGGAGAAATATGGAACAGATTTGGCAGTTTATCACGCCTCATCATTTTGAGCGCATCTGTAAGAGTCCATATTCTATGTTGTTTCCCGTAATTCAAATGAAGAATATCTATTATCATGTCTTGCCCATTTATGATCCTAAAGACCACTTGATCTTGACCCGCACAAGCAAAATGGGAGATTTAGACACATACTTTACTCAGATTTTAAATCCTATCATCCAAAAGGAAAAATATAATCACGACCTGAATGCTATTTATTTAGGGGGATACCTTCGAATTCTCTATGAAAAACTCCTTCATTTCCAAGGTGTGAATTTACGTGAATTGAGAGAGAAAATGGAACGATACAATTCTACGCGGATGGTGGAGGATATGAATTATATTCATCGCTTGCGATATATGGTGAATGAGATTGATGAAAAACATTTTACCACCCTGCTTACGAAACACGACAATATGAAGGAGAAAGATCGACAAATCCTGTATATTTACGAGTTGATGATTGCGTATTTCAGCGAGAATACAAATACGCTTTATCATAATTTGTCAGAACACCTCGAGAAGGAAAATAAAGTCTCGTATGAAACCATTCGATATATTCCCGAACAGATTATGAAGTATACTGAACATACTGTTACATGCCTTGATGCTATGAAGGCGTTTATCGAAGTTCTCTTCCAGATGAATCGGGAATATTGTGTTTACATTCACGAAAAGAAAAAGATGCACGCAACCCTTCATTATCGGGAGTTTACCGATATTACTCATTGTTTCTTTAACATGTATCACGGATATAACAATGTTTATGATGAGGATATAATCCATCACCTTTATGAAGAATATATGTATAAGAACCGTGATTATTCGTTGGTGGGGGATAGTGAATTAAATAATCTTCTCAGAAAAGATCCCGAACTTCTTGACGAATTTACGACCACATTTCGAGGTTTTCAAAACACACATATCTTCACTTCCAATAGGATGTTTTCCTTCATGGATGGTCGGTTCCAAGTGTGGCTGGACTTTCTCTCGTGTAAGCGTGATGAGTATGCTTCCCGATCTTCCGATGTATATAAACTCCTTGCGGAATATCTTGAGAAGAAACGCCTGTTGTATGTTGCTGTCTCTCAATATCTGAAAGACGTCCAACAATATAAGGCGTTCTTTAATTCTCACGATGAGAAGATGTATCAGTTTATGAAGAATTTATACAACACCAACCCTACTATGGATTATTCGTCGTATGAGTATTCGACCTATAGTGGAAAACGGGAGAATATTTATATGATTGAGAAGTCGAAACAAGAAGGATATACAGGGAACTTTGGGGTGGATTACAAGGACGAAATAGAGAGAAATTGGTTCTCCCCTGTTGAATTGCCTTGTGCTACAAAGTATGCGAAACGGTTCCGTTCACAATTGAAGTTGACTTCGATGTATAAGATATTCAAGGTCTATATAAATAATACATCCTTTTATAGAGAATATTTCAACGTAGGCAATAATATATCTCCGAACACGATACGCAATATGAATTACCGAATACCGTGTATAAAAGAACATTTACTCACAGAATATACACCCATACAAAAGGGGAGTTTCGGGTCTTCGTTGTATTCCGTCTATAAGAAGGAGGACATCTTGGATTGTATTCAAAAATATTATGAACCATATCGGATCCTCACCGACTTTGTTATAAACGCGAACCAGTTTCGGAATTTCTGTAATGAACGCTTGTATGAAATCTCGAAAAATTATAATATGAAAGTACCCTATGTATGTGATGATATGTTCATTCATACGAAAATGTGTAGTTATAAGGAATTGACGCGTATTCGGGATGTTCTCTCTTCAGAGGATAACACCACTATAAAACACGATTATGAATCTCCTATTTCGTGGGCAATTCATAGGGGGTTACGTCTGGAAAAAAAATACAGAGTTTAATATATATGTATGAATGTATTGCAAACATAATTTTTTATTTTCATATGGGGGTGATGTTTTTCATTCTTACAGGGGCGTTTCTCTTGCCGGACGCATACTTACATTATTATATTCTTTTGATTATTCTCGTTTTCCTTGACTGGAATGACCGCGATGGGTTATGTTCTCTCACGAAATTGGAATATTATTTCCGGTATGGAATATGGATCACAAGAAAAGAGGAAACCTATGATTTGGATGAACCCATTGAGTTCTTCCGTCCATTACTTCATACTCTTTTTGGAATCAACGAAGAAGAGGACAAGTTTCCTATAGAACGCATTCATCGTCTTAATTACTTCATTTTCGCATCGATGCTTCTTATTGCGTTTATTCGCTTCCTACGATATTGTAAATGATCCGCATACATAGTCCAGTGCTATATCCTATCATATGGGAGGAAATACTCACTTCCAAATGATAAATTTGATTTAAATGATAACATATCAAATATTCGTCAATCATAATTTTGAGGAATAATTGATATAGGGTTTCCAGCGTAAAGGTCTTGAGAGTGTAAAACGTATAGAGAGAACACACTACATCGGAAATTCCAACAATAATCATTGGATTTCTTCTTTGGTATAGATAAATACATACACTGTTTAAATAACAGTAATAGAGAATTACCCACCATAAATTCGACCATGGTATCGGGATGTGAAAATACCAAATCACAAGGAAGGTAAGGACGTTGAGAGAAAGATGGATGACGTTTTTATGTAAAATACATCGAGTGATGGAGGTGAAGAAGAGATGATACCATGGCGCCAACGTATACAATCCAAATCGTTGATACATTATTAATGGAAATAAAAAAGGGATTTTTATTTTCTTCAATTTTATTGTTGGGAATACAAGATAAGTTGATTATGAACGACATCATATCGAATGTCAAACATACTAATGAGAGTCAGGATACAATTTAAATATTTCCTTGAACAATGTTTCCGAATACGATAAATATACATATGCTCTTCGACATTGTCTTCATACCTAAAACAGGGATTCTCATCCAATCCATTAATGAGGATACATAATTTAGTAAAATAGGGTTCGCTATTCGATAAGGAAACCCATGTTTGAAGATTGTCTAATCCAAATTCGTAAATCGTATCGGTAATCAGTTGTTCGGTCATTATTTTAAGAGATGTTGATAACTTTATCTTCTTTTAAGTATTTCAATTTTATGTGAAATTAATGTCCTTCTCTTGTTTCCGCGAAGTGGAGTTGTCGTTTCTGTGGATTACATTTCTTTGCGACTTGTTTGAAACGGAAACATTTATCCTCATATCGGAATACTTTATCCTTGATTTCCGATGGTGGTGCGCCTACGAACTGAATACACTTGTCTTCTTTACAACTTCGATAAAAGAGTGTTGCCAATCCAAACCCTAGGATCACGGAAACTACTTTTTTCCCTAAATGGCTTTTTAAGAAATCGTTAAACTTCATCTATACAATAGGATAATATTATTGTTGAATTTCGTAATCGGTAATTTCATTCGCACTCGAACAAGGAACGGTTAATTTCTCGTATTCGAAACATGTGTTTCCCTTATCCATAAACTGTAATTTGAGGAAGTTTTCGGGTGTAGGGAACACATAGACTTTCTTATAATTAGGATATAAATACACCAACAATAACCCGATAGATAGACTGATTAAAAAGAAGGGGAGATTAATATATTTCATATATACTATCTTAACATTTTTTAATTCTTCTACTATTATATGAGTAATCCATTACTTAATCGAAAGAGAAATATTCAAGTTCATAATCTACCCGATGGAAGGAAAATGTTTTCTTATACTGCGGAGTTTCTTCCTATGCATCGGTATTTTTCTATTATGGATGCTAAACACGATTTCGGGGAAGGAAGAAGTGTTCTTAAACCTTACGTGAATAAATATCTTTTAACCTCACGTGGATTTAATACGAATACTATAATTGAAAAAAGAGACACTCAGAAGACGACGCGTAAATCCTTATCAATGACTGCGAATACACTTCATTCTGTTTTTGACCAGAACAATATATTCAGTCATAAAGATAGTAGTATTCCTCATTATGATCTGTATATCAATGATACTCACCTTGGTTCCATACAGTATTATAATTGTAGAACCTATCGTATTACTAAAGAAATGAGTGTTGACAAATTGGAAGAGATTAGAAACAATATAAACAATTCGTATGGAAGTATTATTCGATTAGAAGCACCTAACCAAGATTGGAGCACAGAACGGTTATTGAATTTTATGCGTAATTTATTTATATCGAATAGAGTGGATAGAACACTTCCTATATATGCTATATATGATGCTTCTATTATGAGTAAGAATAAGTTTTATGGTCAAGTGTTAAAGACAGAACGAAGCACTACACATCCTTTTAAATCCTATTTATCGGATGTGATTGATTCAGCAAGTACAACTAATGAGTTTATGGAGAATCAAGAATTAATGGGGAATTCAAATGAAGAAATACGTCTATTCTCATATCGGATTCCACTGATTAGTAATGCGGATGGTTCGTCATTTAATATTGTATATCATAGGTATCCAAACAAGAGAGAAAAAAATCACGGATTTGAGTTTCACTTTCAATACGTTAGTATAGATGGAAAAGTTGTGAATGATGAAAACATCTTGAATGTGATTTTGATAGATAAAACACCAGGGGTCGCAGATATATCGAATTATCTAGATAAACATGTGATTTCTAAACAGAATTTTTTTACACGTATGCGTCGTTTATTTACAATATTGAAAAGACGAGTATTACGTGTCAAGAATAAAAATTACGATATGTTCTTCCAACACTATTTAAGTATTTTTAAAAAATTCGTTAAACATCTTATAAAGATGGGTCTTATTCCTCGTGAACTTTACAATAACGACGATTATATTATTTCTTCTTTAATGTCGTATAAGACTACTGGTGATCAAACACGTTTATTTGATAATTATGCTATTGAGAATACAATAATGGGGGGAAATATTGGACATATATATACTCTCTCCTTAGATGGATATTTGCGTGACCTTAATTACTTGGGAAATATGGTTTCCTTTGTGAATGATAGTCGTCGAACCCTAAAAAATGTGGGTTCCTATAATAAGTTAGAATTCTTTCTTCCCTTTGTTGAGGGTATTGATCTCAAGAAGGATGAATTGTATGAACGGAGAGAACCTGCGAAATTGGAGAAAGAGAAAGAACAACTCCTTACTTTGTGGAAAACCTATTATCAGAATGTGGATGGTTCTCTCAAGAGAATGTACGCACATTATAGTGGAATGAGTATTCATGTTAGTAAGAAAGTAAAGTCTAAATATATTATTTTTCATAAATTAATTAAGAAAACGAAGTCGCGATCTTTACGTGTAGAACTTGGTGATGGGTCAAGGCTTGAAATGGTTCATGAGAGACATTTGTATTATATGATGTTGTTGGATATATACCATATTTTCTCTCTTCTTAAAGCATTGGAAAACAAGGAACATTATCGCTACGTTTTTGAGAATATGAAGGAATACGATGTGAATTATATCAAGAATATACGAAGTACGTTTGAGAATGAGACCATAACAATAAATATGTATGAAAAGTTTGTGAATATGATATTGAGAGAGAAAAATTTCATTTTCACGGATGAAGATGTGACGAGTTACAACTCAACATTGGAGGGTGATATTTCTCTCTTAAATCGGAGTAAGAATATGAGTGATGATTATGTGAATTTGGAATTATATAATTATGTTGAAAGTATGAAGAGCGATTACTTGTTTTCACTTGAAGGAACAAACGAGGATATTCTTACGAATGAAACTATGGTTTCTATATTGGAAGATGTGATTTATAAACCAATGTTTGTAGATGAGGAGTGTGTTAAGATTATGAATCTAGTTCTCGTTCATTATTATGAGATGTATATTGGTGAGAATGAATCAAGTGTAATGACAGGTGGTGGTGGTCATAGGGTATGGAATATTGAACGACATCGTAAATATACAGTAGAGAGAATGCGTGAATATGGAAGGAAGATGATGGAGATACAAAAAGAATTATCGAATGCAATTCATTTGGGGGCACTCTCTCTTGAACCTTTGGATAATGTGGATCGAGAAAATTTGAAGAAGGTGTTTCCAATGGGTTGGGGTGTGGAAGAGGAACCGGCAGATGGAGATCAGCATGGTGGTATTCGTAGATTGGGTATGGATCGTCAATTGAGAACTGGAAGGGAAACTTTTATGAAGGATAGGAGAGAAGCATTTGGGCGACGAGTAAGAGAGAAACGAAAGGAACGTATTCTAGATCAGCGATTGACGAGTGTCTTGGTAGTAGATAAGGAGATACTTATGGAGCATTTGGGTAGCATATATGGATTGTTTGAATTTTATTTGGAACGAATTTGTAATTTAGTGGTCTATTCTGTAGAGAGAAATGTTCTTCATCGAGAGTATATCATCCATCGTTTGGACGATTCCTCTGTGCTTGATAGTTTTAAACTTCATAAGGAGGATGTGGATATCCTCTTGGAGGAAGGAGAGAAACACACTATGGATACACTAGATACTCAGATGATTGTATCAACACGTAAATGGGGTGTTCCTTATCAGTTCAAGATTCCAGAGGGAATGATAGTGAAGAGAGAAAAAGGTGTAGAATTACCGAAGAATTATACGACATTGGAAGGTATTCAATATCCGAGTGATTTATTCGTTCATATGATGCTTTCTTTGGATGAGAAGGTTCCGATGGCAGGTGGAAGTGGTGGGGGGACAGGGAAGGATAACGCGAAATAAGAATAGGAAATATAAAACACGGAGAAAGAGAAGGGGAAGGAGGTCTTTGGTATCTGTGCGAAATACACGTCGTCGTGTTAATTCTTGAATTAGAATATCTTTATTAGATATAGGAACGAGATGTCTGCTTTTCAAAAAGAACTTTATGATAAAACATTAGAATACGGAGATCGCGTGTTATCCTTATTTAGTAGCAAGAATACAACGAAGTTTTATATTCTTTGTATTATTCATTATTATGTGGTCTTTATCTTCCCTATTTTGATTACTATTCTCTCGCCGACGTGGATGTCATTTCTTATCGTGACTATATTTCATTTGATGGTGTTCTTTCTTCATCATTTGTATCGTGGATGTATTTTTCTGAAGATGGAGAGAAAATATATGAATTCGAAGGAATGGTACGGATTTTATCATTTATTAGAGTTGATTGGAATTACGGACTATAAGGACAATATTACGTATTATCATAGAATGGCAATGGGAATATTGTTTGTGGTTCATATGGTGATGTTTGGTGTGATGGTCAAATACAAATCCATTCCATAATAAAATTGGAATTAAAATGATAGAGTATTGGAGTGAAAATAATGGGAGATTGGAATTTGTTTTCTCTCTTTACTATATATCGAATTATGGAAGGAAGAAACACACATGCTATTTCGATTTTTGATACTGTGATGCCTGAGGAAGTGGATCCTGTTGATTTTCCAGAGGCATCTCAATGTGAAAAGGTGTCTCATGCTGGAAACTTATTTTATGTTTATTTTAATCGAAACACACTTACCTACCCCGAATTCAAGGGATTGGAGAATGTGAGTCATCGTGTGGAAGAGGACGGTGTCTATAATTATCTGATTTATCGTGGAAAGGATGGGAATTTCAAGATGGTATTTGCCCGTCATATCCTTGGTAATGAATTGGGTTCGAAACATTTGTATTTATATACGTATTTATTGAAAGAGAACTTGACGGATGAGATGCGTGTCTATTTGGCAGGAGAAGTGAAAAAGGAGGGTGAGAAGATCCAAATTAATTTCCAATCGGGGACTTATACTTTACCTTACAAAGAGAGTTGGAAGGAAGAACAGGTGGATGAAATGGCATGGTTCGAGGAGTTGAGAGAGAAATTATTCGGCGTTTATATTCGGGGTTCTCGAATGGAATATCACGCTCGATCTTTTTTGAAGGATTATGTGATTCCATTTAAACCGGAAGTGTATCAAACCCTGAGAGGGATGGGGATTGAAACGCTGTTCTTTAATGATCCTGTGAAATGTGCGTTGTATAAGATAAAGGTAATGATTGATAAAGGGATGTTTATTTCGAGCACGACTGCGCGTCGATTGGGACGGGAGAATAAGCAGCGGTATTTGAAGATGAAGGATAATGGTAGTTATGAATTGTCGGAGGAGGGAGAAGCGTTCCTTGCCGATCCGGTGACCTTAGAGAGGATGGTTCAGCGTGGTGGTGGTGCTGGTCGTAGTAGTCAATGGCGAAAGAGGCATACGAAGCGTCGAAAAGAGAAAAAGGATAAAAAGAAGAAGACTGCGAGAAGGAGACGTGGAATTCGTTCTTTGTTTGGAGTAATATAGAATGGTTATGAAAATTATCTTTTATTCAATAGGGAAAGATGATTTTTAAAGGTAAATGAAGATAGGGTGTTGAATAGGGTCTGATTTTGGTGTGGATAGTGTGTTGAATAGGGATTGATTGAGTATTAGATGGTACTGTTTCAGTAGTTGATATGATGAAGAGGGAAGAGAGAAAAAGGAATATACTTCTTGGATATATATAGAAGGTTAGATTGTGTGTTTGATAGAGGTTGGATTTGAGTTTTCGAGAGAAAAAATGGTATGTTCTGTGGTTGTTTATATATGGAATACATAGATCATATATAAATAGATAATGTAAAGGTGTGAATGGAGGTTGGAATGTGGTGGGATAGAGGTGAGATTATGTGCGATTAAGGACTGGTAGAGTGGTTCCTAGCATGAAGAAGATGGTGTCTATCAGTGTATCTGCGAGGCCGTCGCCTCCTTTCCATCTAAAGAGGGAGGTCATTCCAATGAATACTTGCCATAATTCCCATATGGTATGAAGAACGAGAAGACGAGGATAGTATTCTTGGATGGGGAATTGGAGGTAAAGGTAGATGTATCCGGAGAGAATACCACTTAAAAAATGGAGAATTGACCATCCATTGATGTAATATGTGTTGGTGTTGCCGAGGAAGGGTGGATCCAAGTAGTGTTTGCGTATGTTTTTGGGTAAGAAGGCGTCGCCGCTGCGGTATAAGAAGAGTTGTAAGTCGTTCATTGTGGGTGAATGGTAGTATATATAGGGTGTATATATTTTTATAATGGGTGTCATGGTGGAACCGGTGAATTCAGATATATTTTCAGGTGTTTGTAGGGTGGATGTATAGTGTATTTTCAAGGGTGGAATTAGTGTGATCGTGGTATATTAACCAGTATATTGGTTACAAAACACGTGTATCGGTTATAAAATTCATAGTAGAATGGGTAGTGTATGGGTGATGTAGTGGCATTGTTGTTGAATCCATTTGACTTGTAGGGTAAATATTTCGACACCGTGTTGGTGTGCGTGTAGTAGTGCTTGAGTGTATATGGGGTCATGAGGAGATGGTTGAAAGGCGACGATATCTTCTCTCTGTATGACGAAGAGTATGATGGTTCTTATTCGTGGTTCTTTGTCTTTGATTTCAGCAAGGTTGTATAAGTGTTTGACGGCACGTGTGCTTACGGTATCGTTCTTGTTCTTTCTGTACCCGTCGGGGAAGTATGCGACTTTTATGGGTGTGGATGGGGTGGTGAATGAGGGTAGAAGGGGGTGTGGATCGGTTCTTTCCATTGCGAGGGGGACATTTTTGACTTCGAGTATGTAGTAGGTTCCATCGTGTTGTTGTCCTAGGAAATCAAATCTTGATTGTAGGATGGTTTTTTCTCTCTTGATAGTGGTTGGGATAAGGGTGGGGAATCGATGTTGTAGTAGTGCTTGATGTGCGATTTCTTCAGCGATCTTGGGATGTATTCCGATGGTTTGAGAAGGTGGCGTGTTCGCAAGGATGATTTGATAGGGACATTTCGTATTTTTATTTTTGGATGGTATGATGGATACGTGAGCGTCCTTTTCAACTAAACCACAGCATCCGAGTGCAGCGGTGTGTGCGATGGTGGTTGTTCCGTCTTCGAGGAGGATATCGGCAACGTAGGGTGATCGTATGGAAGCGGATGGCCGTTTGATAATGATGGCGTTATGGATGGTGGAGGGTAGTGTATAGAGGAGTGTAGATGTAGGTATCATGTATGAATGGGGATAAGAATAAGGATTGAGATTAGGATTAGGATTGGAATGAATGGGGTTTGTTGTATGGATATCAATTTTTATAGGAATTAGTAGAGAGAAAGTGTATATGTATATATCTTGATTGTATGGAGAGGAATGAATAGAAATGATGATACATGTTCTACTGGTAAATCAAGGCGACGTTCGCGGGGTTCACGTGGTCGTGATCGGCAATGATAGGGGTGTTTATAGGGTGTTATAGGTGTTTATAGGGTATAAAGTCGTATATCGGTTACAAAACATGTGTATCGGTTACATTCTCGTATTGGTATTATAGAGTGTTATAGGGTGTTATATTGTGTTATAGAGTGTTATATGGTGTTTATAGGATGTTATAGGGTGTTTATAGGGTGTTATAGAGTGTTATAGGGTGTTATAGAGTGTTATAGAGTGTTATAGAGGCACATTCAGGGATATAAACCCGTATATCA